GAAAATTGCGGACAGCGGTCCACGGCGGATTCCACGGCGGCGGCAATCTCGCGAGACTCCGAGCCGGTGAGGGCATCGCAGTTGAGTTGGACCGTGTGCTCCCACATGGTCTGATTGGCCAGTCCCTTTTCCTGGGTGTCTTCGTTGCGGTCGCCGCCCGTGACATCGATGACGACGTAGGGGAGCGGTCCCTGCGGAGCCTCGTCAAGGGTGATTGATCCGACCAGCGTATTCAGAGCGGGACGGCCATCGATGCCAGCGGCAGCATTCAGCCATGACACCAGATCGGTCAGCATTTTATTGAGAGGGGAATTCATAGGGTGGCTTTTTTGGCGTTGGCGTTGGCTTTGGCGATTTGTTTTTCGAGGGAGTCGGCCAGTCCGTCGCGGACGATGGCGAGGGCGGCGGCCCTGCTGGAGCGGAGCGCCCGTTCGAGGAATGGATTCGGCTTGGTGCCTGGGTGCATTTGCCCCTCCTGCTTGGTGGCCTTCTGCTTGTAGGTGCGGATCTTACCCTTGATCATGCGGGTGATGATCCGGGCCTTGCGTGCGCCTCCGCTGATTGCGTGGGCCATTGCGCCATAGACGACGAGGTGGAGGTAATTCCTAGGGATGAACCAGCGCGGACTTGGTGCGGCCTTTCCCGCTGCCGGATGGGCAGGGTTCGCTTTCTTGCTGGTCTGCGAGACGCTGACAATAACGCCGGCCCGCGCATTGGGGATGTTGAACCAGGGCCGTTTGCGGAGTGCCTTCTTGAGCGCGCCGCTGTCGCCAACCGGGCATTCCCGCCGCGCCGCCTGCAAGATGGGCGTGCCTGCTCTGTTGAGCGTGTTGCGCAGCGCCTTCTTCAAGATCCCGGCTTGGAATCTTGAAAGCTGCACGCTCAACTGTGGGTAGCCTTCGACGCTCATGGGCAGGCGGTGGCGGTAAAGTTGATAATGTCCGAGCGGGTCGCCGGATACGGGAGCCAAGCGTTGATGGAGAATGTGAGGTCATTCCAGAGAATACGGTCCCGCTCTGTGATGTCGGCAAGCTCCGGCATATAGCGAACGTGGCCGGTGACGGTGCGGGCCACGGTGAGCTGGTCACTGGCAAGAGTTTCCGTGGCGGCCTGCCATTCGATCTTGGCCGCGCATGTCTTGACGTCGGCCCATGTGCTCGTGACAACGCCAGCCGCCACCGTCTGCGCGAGGCGCTGGATGGTGAGGCGTGAGGTCATGCGGGCAGGGTTAGCCATGGGGTCAGGTCCAAGGAATGATGTAAGGGGCGATGAGGGCGCGGATGCTGAACGGCACCTCTGCAACGATGGCGCCGACGATGATCGGGCTGCGCTGGTCGTAGAGGTGGCAGGTCAAAAGCAGGATGGCATTCTTGAGGGGGCCGGGGAGCGCATCGGCTCCGCAGACGGCCACGGCCTTCCAGTTGGGAGAGCCGTCAGCCATGACGTGTGGGGTGATGTCAGAAGGTGGATACCAAAGCGCCGGAGTTGAATCCAGCAGGGTGGTGGGAGTCGCGACGGCCCATGTAGTGGCGCTGTCACGGTAGGAAATGACGACGCTCGTCACCGGTGAGCGCGGCAAAGGTTCCGGCGTGCCGACGCTGACGCCGGCATAATAGGCGCGCCACGTCTGCGCCCGCAGTGAGCGGCGACAGAGATGCTCAATGGTCAACTCTGCCGCCGCCCGGTAGCATAACAAAAGATCGTCCTCGTAGCCGCTATCAATCCGCCCCGCCGCCTTGATCTCTGGGAGTGTAACCAGAGAGGCGGTGGGGAGGACGGTAGCGGCGGAGGAAACGATCATTTATTTCGATTTCTTCTTGGTAGCGGGTTCGACCTCGGGCGTGGGTTCGACCTCGGGAGCGGCGATTACCGAGCCGGAGGCGAACAGTTGCGCGGTGGTGGCATCATCGAACTCGGCCGTGGAGCCTTCTTCGTTGTGTTCACCGGCAACCAATACCGACCGTGTGAATGTGACTTTCATAGGGCCTAGGTGGTGAGGGCGTCGAGCATGGCGGCGAACGCGGCAGGTTGGAGAGCTGCGCCGTCGAAGAACTCCGTAACGACAAGGCATCCAGTGCCAGTGATGGCCTCGGTTTTGCCGCGTGGTTTTTCGAGCAGCATTCCGCCCCAGTAGGCCATTAAGTATTGGCTGAAATCACCAAAGAGGATAGCAGAGCAGACGCCCGAGGAGCTACCCTTTGTAAGGGTATTCGAGACGACATTAGAAACCAGAGCGCGGTAGCCGTTGACCTGATTGTCAGTTCCCCAAACCATGCGGTCGCCATAGGTGGCAGTCACAAGGGTCTGCTTGAGTTTGCCGCGCACGCGGCTGTTTGTCAGGTAGGCGTTGCCGTTCGCGTTAGCGTTCGCGACAGCCGTTTCAAGATCAACCATGTTGCCCCATGTGGGAGCGAGACCATTAGCTCCGCCAGCAACCGAGCCGATGCCGGAAGTTGTCACGATGCCGCTTGGAAGCGTGGTGGAAGCTGTGGAATGGATGCAATTCTGATCCTTGGTGTAGTTCACCCGTTCCATGAGGATTTTCAGGATCAGGGCCTCCACATCAGGGCTGGACTGCATAACGAGTTGGTCGGAGATGTCCACATACACCGGCAGGCGCTTGGGGGTGAGCGTGATGCTGGATGTGGCGTGATCGCTGGCGTTCGCGCTAGCGTTTTCAGCCTTGGTTGTGATCGTTCCGGCTGGCGCGATGACAGGAATCAGGATGTTCCCAACCAGTCCACGCAGCACGAATGCGCCCGCTTGCTCCAGAATAGGAGCGGCGATGAGGCTGGACATTTGCGTCAAATCACCGCGAACATCGGTCTGGACAAACTGAGAGCCGAGGTTCGTTCCGGTAACGCTTTGGGTGGCATTCTGGTAACGGTTGAGCGCGGCGCGGTGCTTGGCGAATTCAATGGCGAGGCGAGGGATCGCAACGCCGTTTACGTTGGCCATGACGCCCGATGCCTGCATTTCCTTGCGGGCTTCGTCCTGCATTTCCTTGAGGATCCCGCTAACGAGACCTTCCTCGTTGGCAGTCCGGCAGGCTTCGAGCATGGAGAACTTGGAGAGGTCTTTTTCCTGACTCTTGCTGGTGCCGAATTCGACGGCGAACCGTTCGTGTTCAGGGATGGCGTTGAGGTGCTTTTGCTTGGCGGCTTGGCGAGCGCAGAGCTCCAGGTCTTTTTCCTGTTTTTCGAGGGTTTCGAGTTGCGCGATGACATCATTGTCGGGATTGCCGTCCTTCAGCGCTTTGGGAAGCAGGGCGTCGATGGATGCGCGGACAGTCTTCTGCTGCGCAGTGAAATCCAATTCGGCGCGATAGCCGGAGAGGAGGAGGATAACGAATAACGAGCGTGGTTTCATGTGTTTTGTTTTGGTTAGGCGGCTTGTTTCCAAGCAGCGGATTTTCTGGTGAGTCGGTCGAGGATGGCTTGTTGGTTGGGGGTGATCTTTGCGGACGGGTCGGGAGCGGGTGGCCCTGGAGGCGCAGGAGGCACGTCTTCCTCGGCCGCGAGCTCAGAGGCGCCCGTCACGCTGTCGATAAATTTGGAGGTCAGAGCCTCTTCGGCGTTAAACCACGTCTCAGCAGCCAGCAGGGGGACGAGCTCGTCCTTGGCGATGCCGGTGCGTTCATGGTAAGCCTGCACGATGGTCTCATCGATCTTGGCGAGCACTCCGGCCTCCTTCAGCAGATCCGCAGCGTTGCCGGCCGTGTAGGTCCAGGCATTGTGGACCATGATGAGCGCATTCGATGCCATCTCGACAGTCGTTCCAGCGGTCATGATAACGGTGGCGATGGATGCCGCGAGGGCTTCGACTACGATCTTGACCTCATGGCCCTTGGCTCCGTAGGACAGCAGCGCATTGCGGATGCCGTTACCTTCAAACACGTCACCGCCTGGACTGTTGATCTTGACAATGATGTCGCCGGCCTGCGTGTCGAGCCACGTTTGCACGCTCGCGAGGGTGATGGACTGGTCGGAATACCAACTCTCGCCGATGCTTCCGTAGAGCCTGAGTTCGTTGGCCGGCGCTTCGGCTTTGATCTTGAGCCGGCCAGCGTCGCCCCAGTGCTTGGCGACGCGCTCCATGTTGGTGGCGGTGCGTTCGCGCCGTTCCATGCACTGCCGGGCTTGGTCGGAAAGGATGCTGGCCTGATAGCCGGCATTCAGAAAGGAGGTGTCGATTCGTGGCTGAGACTGCATATTTTTGCGCGTGGTTTGCGTTCCTGGGTTGCCAGTCGAGCCGTCCCCGGCCTGGCCCATGTTGAGAGGTTCGAGATAGACATCACCGTTAGGAATTGGCGCGTAGTCCTCTTCCTCGCGGATCTCGTTGACCGAGAGGAATCCATTTTGACGGCCCACAGCATAGGCGGCAAAGCGTGCGGCCTTGTCTCCGCTGGAAAGTTCGTCCTCATCATATTTCAGATGCACTCCCGCGTCCTGCTCTGCCCGTGTGAGCAGAGAACCAAAGACGGCCTCTTGTGCGGCCAGTTCAAAGCCGAGTGAGGTCTGAATCCATTCTTTGCCCTTCTGCTCCGTGCTGGCTGCACTCGCGCTGCCAGACTCAATGCCGAGCATGTGAGGAGGGACGCCGAACATGCGGCAGATGGCCAGATCCTGCTCCTTGCGAGTGGCAAGCGTCTCAGAGTCGCGGCCCGTTTTGTCGAGCGTCACCGCGTCCATTCCCTGCCCGAGCATGATGGGCCTGGACTGCCCTGGACTGTTGCGGCTCTCTGAGATCTGGCGCTTGAGTTCGATGCCCTGCGCTTCTGTCAGGGCCTCCGCGGTCTTGATGATCATCGAAGAGTTCCCGCCGTTACCGTAGTAGGCGGCGCGGAAGGTGTCGATGGCACGGGCGATCTGCACCGTGTTGTAAAGGTTATCCTGCGGAGAGAGATTGTTGATGCCGTCGAAGGAGACGCCTCCGCGGAAATGCAGCACCTTGGAGAAATCAACTTCCTCAAATCCTCCGATCAGCGCGTTCGTGATGCGATACTTGAGCCGACTGTCCCGAGGATCGCGCCGCCATGTGACTTGGGAGCTTGCCACTGGCCAGAGTTGAGCGACGCCGCCGGCGTTGTTGCGGACGATGCGAGCGATACCGAAACCATGCAGGGCGATGTTGGCAGCGATTGCGGCCTTAAAATCAACTCCGGTCATTTCGGGATTCGGATATTTCAGCAGCCGCGCCAGTTCGTGACCTTCCAGAGGCTTTTTCTTGGCGTCGTAAACGTAGATAGGCAACCGACCAACGGTCTTAGCGATGGCGGCGACACAAGCGAACACGGTAACAAGCTCCATGGCTTGCCGTCCATTGATGTTGAGACCGAGAGCGCCGGAGATGCTGGTCAGGAACGGGCTTACCGTGGCCGCGCTATTAGCCGACGCCACGCGCTGCCCTTTGGGGAGCGGGAGATTCTGGGAACGCCAACCGGGAGGCAATGGCATGAGTTGCTGCACGGCGACAAGGAAACGCGCAAATACTAGATATTACTAACGCAATTCGTTTGCATTTGTAAAAAAACGGCTAAACGTGACACTATGCGACCAATCCGAATTACTGTTTTCGCCGTGAGGATGGGATTATCCCCGCGGCAAGTGCGATGGCTCTGCTCCCGCGGCAAGATCCCTCCGCCCTACATCGCCAGACGCCCGCACCCTACCGCCCATTGGCAGATCATGGAGCCGGTCGCCGTTCCCGTTCACTTAGCACCGCATGGCAATCAATGCACACGCTCTGGAGGTTTGACATCGTGAACGCAAGATGCGGAGCTTTCGCAAGCTCAATCAAATGGTGGACCTGCTGTGTCGGGATTAACGCGCCGTCATGCAGCCCGAGCGGATTTTCGCACAGCGGATGCAACGACAATTTCACCAGCCTGCAATCTTTCCACCGCTGGCTGTTGCGAATTCTGATAGCTGCAGCCTTCGCGCTGTCGCGGAATCTGTGGCGCGTCACCTCAGCGCTCGTCGGCCCTGGTTTCCCATACTTGCACCGCTTAGGAAGCTTTGGCATCTTTGAAGACCTCAAAGAGTTTCTCAAATTCGTCGCTCTCTGGAGCCGGTCCGAACTTCGCACGGGCACTAGGAGTCAAGCCAAGGTCGGAAAGCATTTTGGCAAGATTGAGTCCGCATTGGGTCATCGTAGTGAGGGAGTGATTGCGGGAGATCCGTCCACGGTCATCCTCAATGGTGAGGCCGTGGGTCTTGATATCCTCCCGCGCCTGCTGCCAGATCGACCAGGTGGCGGCGGCAACGTAGAGCAGCGCCCAGTCCATTCGCTCCAGGATGCCAAGGGCGCGCATGGAGTCAGTCGCCCGCGTCCAGAAATCGACGCCGTGAACGTCCAGATCGTCGGGCATTTCGTGAACGTCCAGATCGCCAGTGATCGCGCCGGATGTCTTGGCTGGCAAATGCTTTGGTCCCGCACCTCCCTGGCTGGGTTTGCGCTCACGTCCTAATTTGTCTCGTTTAACCATATGCCCACCATAGACGCAGCCACCGATTATGCAACCCGCTGTGTGCGTGGACTCAATCCATGCGGGCCGCTTGTGGTCGGGGCGTGCGAAAAACATCTGGCGGAATTGCGGATGCAGGGAACGCATGATTTCCCGTTCGTATGGCGACCGGCCAACCTTGCGCGGTTCAGTGCATTCTGTCTGACCCTGCGGTTGTTCGAGGGAGAATGGGCTGGGATCCCGCTCAAGCTGATGCAGTGGCAGGCGTTCGTGGTCGGCAGCCTGCTGTCATGGGTGCACAAAGACACCGGCCTGCGCCGATTCGATACAGGATACGTCGAGGTGCCCCGTAAGAACGCCAAGAGCGCACTGGCCTCGGCGCTGTCGCTCTACATGCTCATGTTCGACAACGAGGCCGCCGCCCAGGTCTACATGCTGGCAACGAAGAAGGATCAAGCCAAGATCGTTTATAATGCCGCCCTCAAGTTCGTGCCATTCAAGATGCGCGCCAAATACCTCCGAACGCGATTCACCGAAACGACATTCGATAAAACGGATTCAAGAATGCAGCCGCTCGCCAGCGACTCAAAGACGCTGGACGGGCTGAATCCGCATTTCGCGTGCGCCGACGAATTGCACGAGTGGCCGTCAGCCTCACTCTGGGAAGTCGTCTACAACGGCATGGGTTCGCGGACGCAGCCGCTCATATTCGGGATCACCACTGCAGGGTCAGATATGCACGGCATCGCAAGGCAGTTGCGGGACACCTCCGAGAGTCTGGCGCTGGATGCCGGGAAGCGGGGTTTCGTGCTCGATACCTTTTTCGGCTATGTCGCCTGTCCATCGGTCGAAGACGAAAAGCATTGGGATGACCCGAGAGTATGGGCCATCGCTAACCCGAGCCTGGGGATCGCCAAGTCAGCGGAATACATGCGGAAAGCGTGCGATACCGCCAAGGCGCAACCGTCCCGCCTGAATCAATTTCTGAATAAACAGCTGAACATCTGGACCGGTGCCGCGCAACAGTGGATACCAAGCAGGCTATGGGAAGCGGGTGCCGTGCCACGGGCCGACCTGCTCAAGGCGTGCGCCGGCCGTAAATGCTTCGGAGGAATGGATCTCGCCCGCGTGAGCGATCTCTCGGCCCTGTCCCTGGTATTCCCTCCAGAGAGCGAGGGCGCCGGCCTGCTGGGCAAATGGCTCTGTCTGCAATGGCACTGGTGCCCAGAGGCCAAGGCGCATGACCGCACCAAGAATGACCGCGTGCCTTACCAGCACTGGGCCGACAAGGGACTGCTCACCCTGACCGAGGGCGAGGCTACCGACTACGCCGTCCTCTATCGGGACATACTCGCCATCACCAAGCGATTTAGAGTGGAGTCTATCGCCTACGATAGGATGTTCGCGGTTGAAACCGTGCAGAAGCTACAAGCCGAGGGCATCGAGATGCTGGCGCATGGTCAAGGGTTCCTCTCTATGTCAGCACCGACCGAGGAGCTTGAGCGTATGCTCGTGAGCGGGTGTCTCGCCCATGATGGCAACCCTCTCATGGGCTGGGAGATGGGGAACGTGGTGCTGTCATATGACGCGGCTGGGTGTATCAAGCCCGATAAGAAGAAGTCACGCGACAGAATCGACGGCCCGGTGTCGCTCATCATGGCCCGAGGCGCGTCAATGCAGGAGCCGGAGCACAAGGAATTCACCGGCCTTGTCGCGTTCGCATTGTGACAAATCGTTGACGATCAGAGGGTAGGGAGGTTGCAAAATGTTTTCTCTAACATGCGTCACAC